CGGGGTAGATGGTAGTGGAGACACAAAGATTGACCTGTTTCCCGTTCCTGATGGTGTTTATACACTGAAGTTTGACTTGACCATCCCACAGGCTAATCTGTCTGCTGATGGCACTTCAGTCAAGGTATTGGACTATTTGGTGACTCAAAGTGCTTATGCTCGTGGTTTGATTGAGCGTGGTGAGGATGGAGGCACTGCTTCTAATGAAGCGTATGCTTTGTTCCGTGGAATGCTATCTGACGCTATTGCATTGGAAAGCACTCGTTACCCCGAAGATAACTTTGTGGCGGTCTAATGGCAGCTCCTCTACAAAGTCAAAGCATTAGCGCACCAGGCTTTTACGGCCTGAACACGCAAGACTCGCCTTTAGATTTATCTTCTGGCTTTGCTTTAACTGCTTATAACTGCGTGATTGACCAATTTGGTCGTATTGGCGCACGCAAGGGATTTACGCTTGTTAATGCCTCATCAGGCAATCTAGGCTCTAACAATGTGGGTGTAATCCACGAATTAGTCCAAACTGATGGCACTTTGACTGTTCTGTTTGCGGGAAACAACAAGCTATTCAAACTTGGTACTTCTAACGCAGTGACTGAATTGACTTATGGTGGTGGGGGTTCTGCCCCTACTATCACGGCATCTAATTGGCAATGTGCATCTTTGAATGGCATTGCTTATTTCTTCCAAACTGGTCACGATCCACTAATATTTGATCCTGCTATAAGCACTACAACATTTAGACGGGTATCTGAGAAGTCAGGCTATGTAGGAACTGTTCCTTTAGCCAACATTGCTATCTCAGCATTTGGTCGTTTGTGGGTGGCTAATACATCTACAGATAAGGTTACGATTACCTTCTCAGACCTGATTGCGGGTCATGTATGGTCTGGTGGTACTTCAGGAACATTGGATGTTTCTAGGGTTTGGCCTAATGGTGCTGACGAGATCATGGGTCTAGCGGCTCACAATGATTTCTTCTTTATCTTTGGTAAACGTCAGATTCTTGTTTACTCTGGTGCTTCTACTCCCGCATCCTTGGTTCTGTCAGACACAGTAGGCTCTATTGGGTGCATTGCTAGAGACACTATTCAGTCAATTGGCACTGATGTGATTTTCTTGTCTGACTCAGGTGTTCGCTCACTGATGAGGACTATCCAAGAGAAGTCTGCACCACTTAGAGACTTGTCCAAGAATGTGCGTTCTGACCTTATTTCATCTTTGGCAGTAGAGACTCTAGCTAATCTGAAGTCTGTTTACTCAGAGAAGAATGCCTTTTACTTGTTGACTCTTCCAGTTACAGGTCAAGTCTTTTGCTTTGATACAAAGATGCAATTGCAAGATGGTGCTTTTAGAGTAACCAAGTGGGACTCTATTACTCCTACTGCTCTGTACTCACTCAGGAATGGTGATCTGTACATTGGTAAATTAGGTTTTATTGGCAAGTATGGAAGTTTCTTAGATAACACTTCTACTTACCGATTGAGCTACTTTACCAACCATGCAGACCTTGGTAATGAGAATCAGATTTCTATTCTCAAACGAATCAAGGCAATCGTTATTGGCGGCTCTGACCAGTTTGTGACGATCAAGTGGGGCTTTGACTTTGCTGCCAACTATTTGTCAGGCAATGCTTTTATTCCTGAACAAGCAAACTATGAGTACGGCCTTGCTGAGTACGGAGTAGCAGAATACTCTGGTGGACTCTTGATTAAGACACTAGACGTAAATGCTTCTGGTGCGGGTAAAATTGTTCAAACAGGTTACGAAACCACTATCAACGGCACTCAACTGTCAATTCAGAAGATTGAAATTCAGTCTAAGAACGGCAAGATTTCGTGAGTATGAAACTCACACAAGGAGAATAGATTGTCAAATTATACAAAAAGTACTAATTTCGCCACCAAGGATAACCTCACGCCTGGTGATCCACTCAAGGTCGTCCGAGGTACAGAGATTGATACTGAGTTCAATAACATTGCTACTGCTGTTGCGACTAAGACAGACAACTCTGCTGCCGCAATTACTGGTGGTTCTATCACTGGTATTACAGACTTAGCGGTTGCTGATGGCGGTACTGGTGCTTCCACAGCGGCTGGTGCTTTGAATAACCTATTGCCTAGCCAAACCTCTGCGGCTAACAAGTATCTCCAATCGGATGGTACTAACGCTTCATGGGATGCGGTTACTCTCTCTACTGCTGACATTACAGGAACTCTTCCTGTTGCTAATGGTGGTACGGGTGTAACTAGCTCTACAGGTACAGGCTCAGTAGTGTTGTCAAACTCGCCAACACTGGTGACTCCCGCATTGGGAACTCCTGCTTCTGGTACTTTGACAAACGCCACAGGATTGCCGATCTCTACGGGTGTGAGTGGTTTGGGTACGGGTGTGGCTACCTTTTTAGGTACGCCATCATCTGCCAACTTAATCTCTGCGGTTACTGATGAGACAGGTACGGGTTCTTTGGTGTTTGCCACTAGCCCAACCTTGGTAACTCCCGCTTTAGGCACTCCATCAGCCTTGGTAGGTACAAACATCACAGGCACTGCTTCTGGTCTGACAGCAGGTAGCGTCACAACTAACGCTAACTTAACAGGTGCAGTCACTTCTGTTGGCAATGCAACATCTTTGGGTTCATTTAGCTCCTCCAACCTTGCGGGTGCTTTGACAGATGAAACAGGATCAGGTTCAGCAGTCTTTGCTACCTCTCCTACCTTGGTGACTCCTATCCTTGGAACACCCACTAGCGCAACCTTAACAAACGCTACAGGGCTTCCTATCGCTACAGGGGTATCAGGTCTAGGAACTGGTATTGCGACTGCTCTAGCGGTTAATACAGGCTCTGCGGGTGCGCCAGTATTGTTCAATGGTGCATTAGGCACACCCTCTAGCGGTACTGTAACTAACCTTACAGGTACAGCCTCTATCAATATCAATGGTACTGTTGGTGCTACTACTGCTTCTACTGGTGCGTTTACTACCCTAACAACATCTTCTACAGTTACACACAATGGTGGAACAGCCAACGGAGTAACCTATCTCAATGGTTCAAAGGTTCTGACAAGTGGCTCTGCGCTAGTCTTTGATGGTACTAATTTGGGTTTGGGAGTTACTCCGAGTGCTTGGGCAAGTACCTATAAAGCATTTCAAATGGGTGGTGGCTCTTTAATTTCATTTACTGGCAACGATAGAATTTTGCTAGGTATGAACACCTATTTAGATTCAGGCGGTAATTACACTTATGTTGGTTCAACATACGCAAGTGGTTACAACCAAGTGCAAGGTCAACATCAATGGTACAACGCCGCATCAGGCACAGCAGGAAGCGCTATCTCCTTTACTCAGGCGATGACTCTGGATGCCAGTGGGAATTTGCTTGTTGGTACGACATCATCAACTTACAGCTCATCAGGTCGAGGTGTGATTGAAGTTAACGGCTCATCAAACTCTTTAATAGCACTAAAGCATAGCAACACAGTTGGTGGCTATATTTACGATGCAGGCTCAGAATTTAGTTTTAATGGTGGAACTAATCTGCCAGTAGCGATAAATGCTAATGGTACTGGTTACACCTACTTTTCAACAGGTGGTTCAGAACGAGCCAGAATAGACTCTAGCGGTACATTTAGAGTAAAAGGTGCAGGAACTGCGGGTAGCACAGATGCGTTCCAAGTGTCAGGTTCAGCACCAGCGAGTGCCGCCTCACTAGACTCTAGCGGTAACTTGCTGGTGGGGACTACGAGTGCTATTAGTTCAGGAAGTTCAATAGTAAATTTAGGAACTGCTAGACAAGTTTTAACTGTTAAAGGAGATGCCGATGGTTCATACACACAAGGCATTTGGAGTGCAACTACAACTGGCGACAATCAATTTACTTATTTTGCTACAGAGACATCAATAACTGTTAGAGGTTCTGTTTCATACAACCGAGCAGGTGGCGTAGTTCTTTACAACACAACTTCTGATTACCGAGCAAAAGACATTACTGGCCCTGTAACTGGTAGCGGTGAATTGATTGACTCTGTGCCTGTTTACATGGGCAAGATGCACGGGGCTACACAAGAACGCCCAATGTTCATTGCTCACGAAACACCCGCCTATGCACACACTGGCGTAAAAGACGCAGTAGATGCAGATGGAAATCCCGTGTATCAGCAAATGGATGCCTCTGCACTTATCCCTGTAATGTGGGCTGAAATTCAATCACTACGTCAGCGTCTTTCTGCCGCTAATCTTTAAGGACTGATATGACTTTGACACAAGATGAAGCGCACAGATTGTTTGAATACAGAGATGGACTGTTGTTCTGGAAGATTAGACCTTTGTCTGATTTCAAAACAAAAGGTCGCCATGAGCATTGGAACGAAAGATATGGTTACAAGCAGGTTGGAAGTTGTGCGGGTATATATGTAAATGTTTCAATTAACAAAATACGCCATCAAGTGCATAGAATAATTTTCTTAATGCAACATGGTTATTTGCCCAAAGTTGTTGACCATATAAATGGAAATACACAAGACAATAGAATTGAAAATCTTAGAGCCGCAACACATACTGAAAACATAAGAAACTCTAAAATTGCTAAGAATAGTTCTTCAGGAGTTAAAAATGTTGTTTGGCATAAGCAACGTCAAAAATGGGCTGTAAGGATTATTGTTGACAAGAAAAGCAAATCTTTTGGTTTGTACGATGACATTGAACTTGCTAACCTTGTTGCACATGAAGCAAGAAATAAATACTTTGGCTCTTTTGCTCGTCACTTTTAAAGGAAAATTATGACTATTGCATACACATGGAAAATTACCCAGACCGACTATGAAACCTCCAACGGGTTCATTATTACGGGTCACTGGACTGCAACTGCGGTTGACGGAGACTATACGGCTTCCATCTACTCCACAGCGTCTTGGCAAGCAGGAACACCCACTATCCCCTATGCCTCGGTTACTGAAGCAGAAGTATTGAATTGGGTATGGGAAACAGTTGATAAACAAGTCACAGAAGATGCTCTAGCGGCTAATATTGCTTTGCAGAAGAATCCTGTAACTGCTACTGGCACACCTTGGAGTGCAACATGAAATTAGAGTTAGAAATTAACGAGATTAACTTTGTATTACAAACTTTGGGGCAACTGCCCTCTAGTAGTGGCGTGTGGCCTCTTATCGTAAAGATTAAAGAACAGGCTGAAGCGCAAGTTCCTAAAGAAGCGGAGTAAACATCATGGCCGTAACCAGTCAACAAATTATAGATTTCTTGCTTGCTAATCCAGGCATGAGTGACGCTCAGATCGTTGCGGCTATGGAGCAATATGGAGTGTCTCCTGCTCAAATGGCTACGGCTGTTGGTTTACCAGAGGGTGAGGTTGCGGCTCGTGCTGCGGCTGTTATTCCTCAAGGACAGACTATTACCCTTGGAGATACTGTTGTTCAGCCTGTTTACCAAGTAACTGGTTCTGGTGACAGCGAACAAGTAGGTGGACTTGAGAATGTTATTACCTACAAAGCTACTGATAACAAGGCGGGTGGATCGTATACCCAATACACATCTACTGGTGAAGTAGAACAAACTGGCACTCAACAAGAAGTTAAAAGTGGTGTAAAAGAGTTTGTAATAGGTGCGGGATTACTCCTTGGTTTGCCAACCATATTAAATGCGGGTGCGGCTACAACTGGCCTAACTGCAACTGAACTTGCTCAACTAGACTTGGCTACAGGTGGTGTTGGCGGTGCGGGTGGTATTGGTACGGGTGTTACCGCATTGGCTACAGGCGCACCTACAGTAGCAACTACTGCTTTAACAGGTGGTAGTGGTTTAATTACAGGTGTTAATGCAGGTTTAACTGCGGCAGAAATTGCGGCATTAACTGCTCAAGATTTAGCTATTGGTGCGGGTACTCCTAGTGCGGCAAGTACAGCGGGTTTGCTAAGTCCTGCTGTAGCAAGTGGGGTAGCTCCTGCTGTTGCGGGAATGGGTACAGGTACAGGACTTACAGTAGGTGGCACTACTGGTCTTGGCGGTTCATCAGGATTAGCAAGTCTTGGTGGCGCACCAGGTGCAGGAGTTACTTTGGGAACTGCGGGTCTGGGTGCTTTAGGTACAGGTGCAGGACTTGGAACTTCAGCACTAACAACTGGCGGTTTATTGGGTGCTAACACTTTACTTGGTGGTGCTGGCCTTGGTACAACATTGTCGGGTCTTGGTGCGGGTGCTTCACTTTTAGGGACGGCAGCAACTGGTTTGGGTGCAAACAACCTTGCTAATCTGCTTTCTGGTGGACTAGGTACTGCGGGTAGTTTGCTTCAGATGCAACAGTCTAAGGAAGCGGCTCTTGCGGCTCAACAAAGGATTGATGCCGAGACTGCTGCGGCTAAACAAGCGGCTCAGTTTAGACCTATTGGAATGACCACAAGGTTTGGTACTTCACAGTTTGCAGTCGATCCCGTAACGGGTCAGTTGACAAGCGCAGGATACACACTAAGTCCTGAAGCTAAGAATGCTCAAGATCGTTTGGTTAAGTTGGCTGAGTCTGGTTTAGTACAAGCAGAAGGAGCACAAAAGGCTTTTGAGCCACTCCAAACTGGCGCAGAGAGTCTGTTTAAACTTGGTCAAGGCTATCTTGCTAAAACTCCAGAATCGGTTGCAAGTGATTACATGAAATCACAATTGGCACTTCTAGCACCTGGTCGTGAACAACAATATGCTTTCTTGCAAAACCAATTACAACAGCAAGGTCGTGGTGGTTTATCTGTTGCTCAAGGTACTGGACTAGCTCCA